TCAAAAGACAACGCCCGCTGATATGGCGGGCGCTGGATTCGGTTATCGCGTTGTTGACGTCCATAGCTAACTCGATGGGTTGGAAGGAATGGTCAGCGTATTGATGCCGGTGAGCTGCGGATCGGACAGGCCGTTAACGGAAGCAATGCTGCTCCACAGCGAAGCGTCGCCATACTGGTCTGATGCCACCTGGTAAAGGTTGCCTCCGGACAGTGTTACCGTGCGCACGCCATCCGCCGTCTGGCCGGAACTGACATTTTTATTCAGACGTCCCAGCACGTTCTGCAGGCTGTAAAGCGCCGGAATGCGCGTACTCTGATCCGCCTGGCTAAGCAAATTGCTGACTGTTTTCGATATCGGGTTGCCTGGTACCAGGCCGCCCAGCGTGGTGATGTCATTTGCTGCCGACTCAAGCTGGGTGATTTGCTGCTGAACGAGCGTCTGCGCCGCGATAATTGGCCGCACGACCGACTGCACCTCTTCTACCGTAGCGTGAGCAAAGTCAGTGACCTGTTTAACCGCGCTCTGGACGGTGGTTACAGCGTTTGTGACCGATGCAACGTCGATAGTTTCCGACAACCCTAGCGCCTGGCCGATATCGCTGTTTAGAAGCCCCTGCAGCGCGCCGGTGAGCGCATCTACCTTCAACGGGGAGGCATTGTTAGCGACAATCGCCACCTCAATGCTGTACGGCCTGCGGTAAATGAATTCGTAAACCGGAATAAAGCTGGTGATCACCACCGTAAAGCTGTACTCGTCGAGCGTGAGCGTCAGTGCCTCGCCCGCGTCGCGCATCCGCTCCAGCGCCTTAACGCGGTCGCCAGACTGCGAGCCGGTGATTACGCCAGACCACGTCAGCGGATCGTATTCGACGCCAAGCACGTCGATAACACGTTTCCCGCCGACCATCTGGTGTAGCACCGTTTTTTGCCGGCCGGGTATCGCAATGCGCTCCGGCACCTCGAAATCGAGAAACTCGAAATCACCGAGCACCAGGCGCGTCGTGGTCGGGTCTAATCCCTGCGAGAAATTATTCTGCGCGCTGATAAAAGACATGAATACTCCGTTATGGTGTTGAGAGCTTGCTCATTTGCCCAGGTTGAACCATTAGCATGCTGGAGTCGAACGCGCTGGATCCAGCGGGTGCCTTAGTGGCCTGCTTACCCAAACCGTTTGCCACCGTTGCAATAAGCACCTGGCGGCCTTCGTAGGTCATCATGAGGTTTACAGGCTGATTGTTTGAAGTGGCGGCCTTAGGTGGCACAGATGGGTAACGCCTTTTCTCTGCATCAAAGTCAGTCTGGGTTGGTGACCAGGGCTTATATCCGGTCCCTGATTTCGCTGCGTTCTCGCGCGCCAGCCGGTCTCGTTCTGACATTTCGCCGGACTGAGAAACTATCTGATCGTACGCTTTTCCCTCGGCCATTGCCTTTATACGCCGATAGATTTCCACACCAGAGCTGGCAATTGCATAACCGGCAGCTGTAATAACGGTATTTTGCAGACCAGTTAACGCACCACTCAATTTTGGAAGCCCGGCGGATCCGGTCAAAAACTTGATCGGCGAGAAAAGCGCCTCAGCTGCGTGCTTCATTACCCATATGCCGCCGCGCAAAGCCGCGAGACTAGTTACAGCAAGTGCGGCCTGCCCGACGAATTTAGCCAACTCCGGATGATTGTGAGCAATGTCAGTCAGGCGCTGCATAACACTGGTCATTTTCTCCAGGCCTTTAGTGAACGTATCCAGCAGCCCACCATCTTTGCCCATAACCAATTGCAGGTTTTCCCATTTTTTCTGGAAGTCGATCACCTTGCCGTTATAAGTATTACCAACAGCCTGGTACGCCGGGTCAAGCCCTCGCGCCATTCCATAGGATTCAATAGAGTGATGAATGGTCGCCAACTGTTTGTCGATGAGGTTAAACATCTTGCCGCCGGTACGGCCAAAAATCAGGGAGTTTTCGCGCTGTATCTGGTCTTCTGTATAGTTATTTTTACGATAGAGGGGAAGGATCATCTGCTCGTAAAATTCAACTGGCGACTCGCTAAATAGCTTTGAATTTACCAGTGGGTTACCACGGAATCGCTTAACACCACCCATGCTATTGAGTTCAATCTTACTGCCATCCCAAACCCCCATTTTCATCAGATCATGAGTAACCTGATTTGGTAGCTTTATGATGCCGTTTAGCCGGTTGTATGAAGTCATTAACGCATCACCGGCAGAACTACCTTTTAGCTCACCAATGATTGGCTCAAGCTCGGCAAACAAAGCCTTATTGCTCAGGTTAAAGGCAGATGTTCCCGCTTTTGCCATAAACTGACGATATTGGGTAAAGTCAACATTGCCGCCTGAGGACTGGATCGCTTTAAATCCCGCATCCATTAATTCGTTGAAGCGCTGAGGGCTTTTCAGGCCGCCGGCCGTTTCAACGAATCGCAGCATGTCCATTTGCTTAGCGGTCGTCATTTCCTTTGCGTGCTCGTCCAGACCCTGTGAGGCAAAGTTAATTCGCGCCAGAACGGGGGCCGCCATTTTTGCAGCCCGCAATTGTTCATCAAGCGTCTTAGCTCCGGACTCGCGGAAAACGCCTTGCGCCTCGGTAAAGTACTTGAGCATGTCAGTGGTTGACGTACCAAGCACTTTGGTAGCTTGAGCGAAATTCTCAGCGTCTTTGCGTGCAGCTTCGCCCATACCGTACTGATTGAACTTCTCGGTCATGGTCTGGTATTTAGCTGCCTCATCAACAAAGCCATCCAGCAATTTAAAGCCGAGATAACCAGTAGCTAGGTTGGTCATGCCGTCAGAGTGCGAGCGATGACCGTTTCCACCAGCGCCATCGCGCCCGCCATTGCCATTACCGCCGCCACCATTACCCCAGCCGCCAGGCGGGACGCCATTATTCCAGCCGCCCCACCCACCAGAAGCACCTGACGGAGAAGGCAACGCAAGCATGCCGCCGTGGTTTCCGTATCCACCGCCGCCACCTCTTGATGCAGCTGCGCCAGCTGCCAGCCCAGGCAAAGCTAATGCAGCTCCGTAGCCACCAGCAAGTGCAGGTAAATTGCGAGTAGCAGAGCTGGCGCGCTGAGCGTGATCAGCAGCAGAGCGCATGGCATTTGCGTATTCATTTGCTCCGCGCGCCGCCCCGGAAAACTGATTACTCAAAGCGCTGTTTAACGATCGCAGTGCTGAACTGGCTTCTTTAGCCGCGCTCGTTACAGCTTTGATGTTTTTCGCCATTTCAACGAACTTTTTATTGAGCTGAACGGCATCACGGCTCACCTGCATCATGTTGCGCGTGATCTGGTCATCGAGCGCGAGGCGCACGGCTACGCGGTAAGCCTGAACATCCATAAAAACCTCGTTTTGCGGGCATAAAAAAACCCAGCCGGGGCTGGGTCTCATAAATTTTAATGTTATTTAAATGGCTTTAGGTAGCCGGTATAGGCATACCAAACCTCTCCGGAGCGTGGTTCTTTGACCGATACGAACAGCTTGCCTTTCTCTGGATAAGCAGGGATCAGATAATCTTCGTACCCAAGCACCTTTAGCGGTCGAATTGAATCACTGATGCACGACCCGTTATTAAGCTGATATATAGCCTCGCTCTGCTTGGCTTTTTCAAAGGGGCCAATGATTCTGGAGGCGATAGCCTTATCCAGTGTGCGGCAAACCCAGCCGCCATCAACTATGCCGATCTTCTGTCCTTGCTTAAATGCCTCAGCTGCAAAAGCAGAGGTGCTTAGCGCTGACAGGGAAAGCGTCAATAAACTAATGGCTAATAGACTTTTCATGGAGACCCTTTCTGTTTACAGAATGAAGGGAATCCTAGCGGGGCCGCGGCGCAAAGGGAAGCAAGAAACAAAGAACCCGCCTGAGCGGGTTAAGAATTTTTAATTCTGAATTCTTTAGCTTGTCTTGTCCAATCGGCTACTTGCGCAGCGTCCTCAATCAGATCATGAGCCTCATCTTTGCAGTAATCAATCACATAAAAGTGGTGATCTTTGTCCTTATCCACAAAGTAAGAGTAAACAACGTAACTGTCGCTAGTTGAAGCCCACTGAACCTTCAGACCATCTTCATCTTCCCAGCAGCAACCTTCTTGCCAGATATGAACATGGTGAAGCCATTCGTCACGCGCCTCAGGCGGCCTCTCCATAAGCTTATCTTTACCTATGGTATCAATATGGGCCGGATGTTTAAGTTGTTCATGTATTGGAGGGGCAGGCATATCACCATAATCTAAACACTCGCGCTTATAGCACTCGAATTCAGTGATTGGTAACTCAGCAAGAGGAAACTCTGAAATGACTTCAGTTAGAGATTGAGACCGACTTATCTTGAAACCCATTCTTTGCGCTTCTCTTCCATTTTTTCAGCCAGCAATGCGGAAGCAGCACTTAGTTTCGCTTTATGTTCAGCTGAGCGCTGAATGGTTCTGCGAGGTTTGGAGGTTGCTTTAGCATCATTTTTATTAATCATAACCGCCTCCTAATGATGGAACAATTTATATTTTGATTGACGACCTCGTCAGTGTAATCCCTTCACCAAATTTGGGCAAGGGAAACACGACTAACCCTTAGTAGAGTTAAAATCAAGTGGGGTAAAGTGTCAGTGACCATGAGTTAACTATCACTAACACCTTGCTAAGTCCAACTGACATAGCGCTGACTTTGACTTAAGCGTGTATGACCTTACACCAAGTGTCGTTGTGAGGGGGGTGAGTTAATTACCAAGGCGATCCTTTCTAAAGACACACTCTGTTGCGTACATGCTATGTACACATTCCTATGCCTTCCCGGTCAGTGTTTTTAATTATCAGTACGCCCTGAACCCACTAGCGATAGCCGCGCCAATAGCTTCCATCAGCGGGTCAATCTTCCTGACGTATGCCGGGCCAATGAATGGCCTGGGCGGGATGCGGTCGGTGCCGACTTCCTGCCACAGGCCAATGTCGCTTTTAGTTCCGACGATAGCCGCAAGGCCAACAACTTCGCTTTCAATGGAATCGCGCAGCTCGCCAGAGCGCAGTAGCGGCTCGTCAGCTGAGTAGCCTTTAGAAATACGTCCGGCAATGGTGGATTCGGTCAATGGCGACCACGCATCGAACGGCCCAACGGCAGACTGGTAAACACCTATCTCTTCTTTTGCCGTCTCTTCGATTTCCTTCACGATGCCGTGGAATTTAACCTCCAGATCCGCCGCTATGGCAGATGAGGCGAAAGCAATGCTTCGGGCAAATGCGTCCAGATCCATTATTTCGGCTCCTCCCACTGCATCGTAGACCAGTTGAAGCTTGCACCCTCAAACTCGCGGGTAACTATGCCCATAGCGATTCGCTCGTGAGGCATTAGCTCTGTCAGGCCGGGGAAAATTATGCTGAACGGAACCCCTGACTTCATCAGCCAGCACTGGTTAATGAAGCCGGGGTTCTGGGCTAGTTTTTTGCTGCGGCATCCGTAGCGTCGGCGTCGTTTTCTTCCTGCCCTTTCTCGCGCAGGTAAGCTGACACGGCCTTCAGGCCTTCTTTGCCCAGAATCGCCAGCATGGTTTCTACCTGCTTCGCGTTCTGCGGTACCGGATAATCATCACCGTCAATTTCCGCTACTGCCGCCGCCGGGAACGCGTACAGGTTCATATACATCACGTTCATTGCCATTTCCGGGCCAACGGCCACAGTGAGGCGTGATTCCTGTACCGGATCCAGTTCACGCATGGTGATAGTACGCCCGCGCGCATCCTTAACCTGATTCGATTTTGCTGCTACTTCTGCCGCTGCCGGCTGTTTGTCTTCGTGTACTTTTACCTGGGCCATTTCTTATCCTTAATTCACTTTTTTGCGGCGGTTTGCGGTAAACGACAGCGTCTGGCTGACGGTCTTCTCGCCCTGCTTGTTCCCGGCGTCGGTCAGATGGAACGACACGCCTTCATAGCGGTAAACGCTGACGGTGCCGTCCGATTCGGTGATGCTTTCGGTGATGGTGCCGCGCTGCTGGTCAATACCGTTAAAATAGTTGTCTTCCCACTGCGCCCAGAAGTTATCCAGCGTGCCGTCCATGCGTTCGGCAGTGATGGTGCCATTCCACCCGGTCGGGATTTGCAGCTCGTCACTGACGCCATTCAGCGGCGTGATTTTTTGGTTCGACACCTGCGGCTTTGCATCGAACGTCATAATTTTGGGGATGCGCAGTTTACCCGTCGGCGTGGTGATATCGACCGCGACGTCGCGGCCTACTGTGTAGCCAAGTTGCGGCATGGTATTTCTCCAGAATAAGCCCCGCGTCAGCGAGGCCGGAAAGGTTAACTGGTGGCGTTATTCGATACGGAAACGGTGACGCTGCCGCCGCCTTCCAGATTCACCAGGAAGTAGCGCACCACGTTGAGGTATTTCACCTGCACATCGGCAACCATGTAGCCCAGCGCGACCTGTGAATCCGGGTTATTCGACGCATCGATTTTTACCGAGAACGCCGCGCCACCATTCGGATCGCCAATCATGCCCTGAAGCTCAAGGTTAGAGAGGAAGGACTCAATGGTGCTCTTCGTCTCTCGGCGCAGTTCAGCGGTATGGTTCTGGCCTACCACGTCACCAAAGCTTGCCGCGATGGTCAGCGACAGGTAATTGGTCATGCGGGTATA